GGAAGAAGGGATTCCAACCAGTTTCGTATCTCGTTACCCACGAGTAATTTTCCATTCTTGGTGAGCATCGTAGGGACGCGGTTTATCTTGTGTGCATACTGAGGAGGGATACCTTTGAGATTGACGTTGTGGTAACCCACTAACTGCGCCAACTGTGGGTGTCTCTTGATGTAGTCGATGAGATCTAGACTGTGACCACACTTTGGACTGTATATCAGAAGCGACATCTATTAAATTATGAGACTAAAAACTTTAACTTAAACGAGCGCATTCTAAAAATTTCTGGATACATCGTATAATGAAGAAAAAGGTCATCATTCCCATAAGGTCTAACGGTAAACTCAGTGAACACGGGTATCACGACGTACGCGATAAATCAGAACTCGCGAGACACCGCGCTCTGGCGAAGGTCATTCGCGCCGGTGAACCACCGCTCGGTCTCTTTAGACGTTTGAATGTGTTAATGATACTGTTTCGAACCACAGATCCCAAGCTCTCAAAAATTTTTAAGGCCGATAGGAATTGGGTCAAGTCGAAGTACATGTGATTTGAAAAAAAAATATTTTTTACATTTCTTTTTTCTAAAAAAAGTTTTCAAAAAAATATTTTTTTTCTTAAAAATTTTGTGAACATATATTAATGCGGATACTGTATTTAGTACTGTTGATTCTACTCATACTCTTTTTGATGTCCAGGACGGAGAGATTCTCCACTGAGACGAAGACGTCGGACATAGATGAAAACGTCCTCGACCTCACGGAATACAGACGCGCCCAAAACGTCAAGGTGTCTAACGATGTCATGGAGAAGATCGTCCTCGCAGTAAACAAGCGTGTTCAAGAGATCACCGGTCTCTGTACTTACATAGTACAGACCACCGAGGTCAGGAAGTTCACACACGACGAGACGCGAGATGAAGTCTACAGATGTAACTTCATGGTCGTGAAACACGGAGGTTTCCCGTACGCGTTCGCCGTTTCGTCGGACGTGCGCATCATGGATGACCCACACCGCGTGAACTGGAATGACATGAACATGCAAGCGACGCTTCGTACTTTGGGCGTAGATGAACCGGATTTGGGTGACCTCACGGATGTTCCCATCGAATTCATCGACGAAGAAACGGGTAAGGTCGACACGACCAAGCTCATCATCGCCAAGTACATGAGTGAAGTGAGCAGAACAAACCCAGTGGTCGTCGTCGTCTCTCTTAGAACGCAACCACTCGATGTCGACAAGCCCGCGAACACCAAGATGTTTACCACAGACAGAGACATCCGTGAATTCGAAGACTTTTCCAAGGTACGAGAAAACGAACTCAAATTCGTGAGAAACACGCCACTCATAGAGAAGGTCATCCCAGCCACCGAGGAGATGTATGGTCGCCCCAAATTGCTTGAAAATAATTAATTTAGATAATGTAATGATCAGTGTCAATGAGATTTCAAAGATAGCTGAAAAAAAGAATCAATTGAAAAAGGAGACGTATAAGAAAATTTACGAACAGGTAGCTAAAAAGATTCGTCAGACCGTAGAGATTGGAAATAAACAATTATTCGTACAGATTCCAAACTTTGTGGTCGGCTACCCAGCCTTCGATAGAATAAAAGCGACCCACTACATAAAAAGACAACTCGATCTAGGTGGTTTCATCACGAGACTCATAGGTGACCACGAGATATTCATCACGTGGTCCATCAAGAAAAACAAACCCCAAAAGGAAGTCACGGAGACTGAAGATTTCGGTGATTTTCCATCTTTTGTTAACTTGAAAAAGGTGGCTAATAAGTACAGGGGAAACGCGGGAAAATGATTTTAAAAAAATTCACTTAATCATACAAATGGGTGATAATACGGACAGAGTGTGCACTAAATGTAATATTACATTCCCCATTAATATGTTTAAACTTAAAAAAAAGGATAACCCAGAAAAGAGGTGTTCTTGGTGCAAGAATTGTATGAATGAATATGCTAGATTATATAGACAAAAAATAAATTACCCGGTGAGTGTCAGTGAAAAGAAATGTCATATGTGTAGTATCGTTAAAAAACACACAGAATTTCCAAAACATTCAAAAAATAAATGTGGGTTATCGACGACGTGTAAAAAGTGTAGTAAAATTGAAAGGCTCAAATTTATGAAAGATGTAAGGAACTTTCTTATAGCTAAAAGAGCCGATGCAATAAAAAGAACGCGTAAAAAAGATAGATTGGAATTCAATATTTCAAAGAAAGAATGGATAGATCAATATAATAAACAAAATGGTATTTGTGCTCTTACCGGTATTACTATGACTTGGGATTATAGTTCGGATGGTAATAGTGATTTTTTTACATCAATAAAATATCCACATAACATTTCACCCGATAGAATTGACAGTAAAAAAGGTTATACACCCGAAAATTTACAGTTTGTATGTAACAGAGTAAATGCAATGAAAAATAATATGGAAACCTCGGAATTTATATATTTCTGTAAAAAAGTTGTGCATTTTCAGGAGAATGCGTAAGAGTTAAAGTTTAATTATGTAAATTTAATATAAATTATGTCTGATAATCTGAGTGTGTTATGTGAAGCCAAGCGGGAGTACTTGGGCCAATTATGTGAACTCATGTGTCCGGTTATGATTGAGAATTTTGAAAAGATGTACGAAGAGGCGTACACGATGTCTAAGGGAAGAAAGGTGCTCATGATGTTCCAAAAGCTTCTCAAGGAAGTTCCAAACTGGAACGAGGGTATGTCTAAACAGCACACCGATAACATCGCGAACAGGTGTGCGTGGTTTAACGACCTTCTCGCGGCTGTGTTTGTGAGTTGTGTTAAGATTCTTTCGTCCGTGCGTCTCGGCAAGGACAACAAGAAGATTTCACTCAAGCTTCCAACGAACGAAACGTTCATCCAAACGTGTTACAACAACGTCGCGAAGGAACTTTACAAGGATCCATACGTGTTTTCCGAAAGCCAAAACGAGTACGAGAGAGACGAGAAGTTGTACGAACGTTTCTCCATCGCCATCGAAGCGTCCGTCCGTGAACTGATTCCGGTGCAGCAAATCCTTCAGACGTACATGACACAAGAAAACAAGGACATCGATCTCGGGGGTGAGATGGAAGACACCGAAGACCCAGAATTAGTGGATGAAATGCCCGAACCCGAACCAATGGATGAACCAATGGGTGAACCAATGGGTGAACCAGAAGGTGAACCGGCGGGCGAACCAGAAGATTCATTCCCACCGCAACAACAAGAAGAAGCGGCGGAACCAGAAACTTCCCCATTCGATAACGAGTTTAAGACTATATCCACAGATGATAAACCCGTTGCCATGCAACAGGAGGCAGAAGAGGAGGAGGATGACGATGTATTGTTCCCAGACGCATCTGAAACCCGTGCAAAAAAAGTTGGTTACTATTAAATGGAATTCGAAGATTACCTTAGAGATCCAGCTTGGGCCGCTATCATCGCGGGTGTCATCACGGCGGGCTACGTCCACGTCAAGGCGAAGCTCAATAACGAAGGAAAACTCCCAACGAGTGCTTATTCCAAACCAGCTTTTCTTAACGCAGTTTTAGTATATTTCATCGTGTCTAACGGCATAGGAGGTAAGGAGACCATATCTACAGAACCATTTGCTTAAAGATAAAATTAGTATAGATTACAGTAAAAATGAGTTCTGTAAACGCTTTCAATGATATGATGGGCCAATTTCTTGCGGAACTCCACAAGACGTTTCCAGAAGAAAAAGGTATTAAAAAGTGCATGTCGGGCTTTGAGCTCATGCGAACATCGAACCCACGTCTAGTCGTCGACGGTTTCATGGCGGGTGTCACTCCATTTGCGGACAAGATTTCCGCGAAGGACGACACGTTCTTTTTGAATGAAGCCAAGAACCTCGAGTTTTTGAAGGGTATTAACCTCGAGGGACACTGGGCGAGTGTCTCCGAAGGGACGAAGGATGCTATCTGGCAATACATTCAAACCTTGTACATGCTCGGTACCACTATCAGTTCTATCCCAGAAGACACCCTCTCCATGATTGAAAAGGTTGCGAAGCAGTGTGCCGACCAACTCGACACGGAAGGTGGTAACATCGATGAATCCGCACTCATGAAGACCATGCAAGGCATGTTGGGAGGCATGTTGAAAAAATAAAACTACTATATATAAATGAGCTCTTGGTTTGAAGATCCCAAGCAACTCGTGCGAAGTGACAAAGTTCTCGAATTCTGGCCAACCAACATCCAGTCTTCAGCGCAACGCGTGAATGCTGGTTCTAGGTTCATAATATATGCCGCATCAATTCACTACCTTATCAAACGTGATGTCAGGATATTCGTACTCGCCGCGACCGCACTCGGTGTTCTTTATGTAATGGAACGCTCCGGTATGGTCAAGGAAGGTGTTGCGGGTTCCACCGAGTTTTATGAAAGTACGGCGACCTCGTGTCAACTACCAACGAAGGACAACCCAATGGCGAACGTGCTCATGGGAGACAACGCAAACAGACTCCCAGCGTGTTCGTACCCAACCGTGAGAGCGGATGCAGATGCGTTTGTCGTGGGAGACACCCCATTTGGACCCGCTCGTTCTAGATCCTCCATGCCAATGTACCAGCAAAATGCGGTCGCGAGACAATTCGTGTCTTCTCCAGTGTCCACCATTCCCGGTGACCAAACCAAATTTGCGGAATGGTTGTACGGGAAGAAGAACGCGCCCATGTGTAAGACCGACGGTTCCGTGTGTAATCCAAATGCCCGTGGGGTTCAACTCGAAGCCTTCGCCGGTCTCGATCCAAATGGTGACAAGAGAAGTGGTATGCACGGATTCACCCACGCCTAAATAAATAAATCTCACGTAATAATAAATGGCTTACCAATTGCAGCCCGGTCTTAAGTTGGTTCAAAACCCAGCCGTTCCAGTAAACTGTGCTACCGAAGAAGTGTTCGTGTATCCTCAGCCCAGCACCTTGAACCATGGTTCCAGTCGCCCAAACACCATGGTGTACGGCACAGCACCATACATGGCGGGCAAGGGTGCCCCAGCGGAATTTATTGACGCGAGCGATGAACTCCGCCCACAATCGACCTCTCGGTTTAATAAGGTACTCGCGAGAACCTACGAACAAAATTTGTTCCCGCTCCAAAACATGGAATGTAAACTTCCTTTGCAAACCATGACATACGAGCCAATGAGCACTCGCTCCGAAGTGCAAAATGGTTTGTTTCAGCAAAGGTATGTAAATAAAAATATCAATAAGAAATAAGAATGGCTGATCCCATATCTGTAGCAGCTATCGCAGGTCTTATATACGCGGGTAGAAAGTTGAGCCAACCGAAGGAGATGTATGAACCCGTGCCTCCTCAAGTTGCTCAACAGGCAGCTATAAATCGGGTGGTTGAACCAA